GGCCGAACTTGCCGCCCACCTTCGTTTCGCGCAGCAAGAAATCCGGCAAGATCCTGATCAGCCAGTCGCCCAGGTTTGCCGAGGCCCCGAACTCGCCATTGCACCACAACCCCACGGCTTCGGTGAACCGTGCGGAAGCGGTCAGGCTGGTTAGGTCGATCATTCCATCGGGGACCCGGCCCGAGCGCTGCAGCGCCCAGAGCACCAGGTCGGCGACGTTGTCGCTGCTGTCCACGGTGGAATCAAGCAGCCGGCCGCGCTCCACGATCGTGCCGCCGCGCAGGAAGATGTTCCAGCTGGTGCGCCAGTCGTCCGATCCGCCGGCGAAGGTGGCGCCAGCCTCGAAGGTGGAAAGGCCTTGATAGTTGCCGCCGCCGCCGGTGTAGTTTGTGGGGGTCCAGCTGTAGCCGGCCTGGGCGGTGGCGAAGTTGCCAGGGGTCCAGGATCCGGCGCGTTGGTTGTAGTTCTGGGAGAAATCGCCGATGCGGCATTCGCCCAGCCGCACATCGCGCCGCTGAATATCTGGCAACCGGCCATCGGCCAGCACCATGTGGTAACGGCTGGTGACCGTGGTGGAGCTGTTCTCAAAGCGCGCTTCGGTGGCCTTGGGGAACACCAACACCCCGCCAACCGTGCCGCGCCTGCGGCCCCAGATCACCGGGATCGGCTCACCCACCACCATCGCGGCCTGGGGCACATTCAGCGGCGAGTTGCCGGCGGCGGCGGCGGCATTGGCTGGCGGGGGCAGCTTGCCGCTGCTGGCGGCTGCGGCGCCATTGATCTGGGGAACCCTGCGGGTCAGTGCAGGCCCGGCCTGCTTGGCCCTGGGATCCCACGGCTTGGATGCGTCTGGGTAGCGCATCACGCTGGCGTCGGGATATTTCATAACCGGCAGGGCACCCCGATCAGTGGCGTGATAGCTGTGCGCGGCGGGAACTGCGCACCCACCGGCGACAGCGCGGAGCCGAGCCGCCAGGTCATGGTGGTGAGGCCTGCGCTGGCCCCGATCACCTCACCCACGCAGCTGGCTGCCAGGGTGTAGGTGGCTGGTGGTGCGGTGGAGCTGGCTGCTTCTTCATCGAACTGAATCACCCGCAGCGTGATCACCCACGGGCCTGCCAGGGCCGTCTCCGTCATGGCCAGCACCGATGGCACCGCCGGGAGGGTGAGGGCGGCCTGCTCGCCCGTGGCCTGGCCGCTGGTGACGCCTGCCCAATCGAGCTGCTGATAGGTCCAGTTCTGGCCATCCCAGCTGGTGATCGCGTCAATCCAGTACGACTGCCACCGCGCGAAGACGGTGCCGAACCCATCGCCCAGCAAAACAAAAGCCGCCTGTCCGGTCGCCATCAGGCACCTCCCAGGGCGACGCGCCCAGCCGGGGTGCGCAGCTGGCCGAGCACACCAGCCGCGGTGGCCTGCATGGCCTGCTCCAGGTCGGCCATGGACACCCATTGGCTGCCGTCGGGCATCTGCAGCACCTCACCGGTGCGGATGGTGATGTTGGGGACGCCGCCGCCGCTCGACTTGGCGTGGTCAATCACGGTTTCGCGTGGATGCAGCATTGCCATGAAGCCGCCCTGCCCGTCCAGGCCGCCGCTGCGGGGGGCGTTGCCGGTGTAGCCGCCGCCGGCGTAGGTCAGGACTCCATTCACTCTCATCCCTGTCCGACCATCAGCCAGGACTGGGGCTCCGTTGAACGTGCGCCCGGTTGGTGCGCTGGCCGCCTGGTTGCGCAACTCATTGATTCCAAAGCCGATCACCTGCCGCTGCGCGTTGTAGGTGGCTTGAGCGCCGCGAGACTTTTCGGCGGCGATCTTCTGCTGGAACCTGTACTCGGTATCCGCTGAGTTAGCCGCCACCTTCATCAGGTTCACCTGCTCCTGGAGTTTTGCAGTCTCTTGCTTCATAGCGGCAGCTGTGTCCAGTGCGGCCTGAGCGCTGCGTAGTTCTTGCCAGGCTTTCTGCCGCTTCAGGTCAACTAGCACAGTCTCTTGATAGATCTGGTCGTCAAGCGCTTCTTTTTGGAGCCTGGCGTTGTCAAGCTCAATCTGCTTGATCTGCAGCAGAATAGGAATCTTCTCCGCGTCTGTCTTGGCTTGGCCGAGCTTGTATTCCAGGATAGATTTAGCGGCGTTATTTACTGCAATGTTTGCATTCAGTTCGGCATCTCTCAGGCTCCCGGCTCGCTGGATAGCCTGGGCCGTGGCGTCGATTGTGGCGTTCATCAGTCTGTAGCTGGCGTTGCTCTGCTCAACTGCTGCATTGAACGCCTCCTGCTTGGCCTTGGCGTTGTCGATGGGCGGTTCGACGGCAGCGGCGGCAGCGGCTGCAGTGTTCATCCCTGCCGCCAGCTTCTGCGCCTCCAGGGCAGCGGCAGCGGTCGAATCCCCAGCGCCCTTGGTCGCCTCATTGATGGCCCACACAGCGCCAGCGGTGGCGATCGCAGCCGCCCCCAGCTTGGCCCAGCCCGCTGGGCCGCTCAGCGCAGCCAGCGCAGCCTGAGCAATCGCGGCGGCTTTCACGGCCTCGGTCAGCAGCTTGTAGGCGCCGACCACCAGGCCCAGCCCCACCACCCACGGGCCGAGCGACTTGGCAATGCCGCCAATGGTCTCGATGGTCTGCCGGATCGGCTCCTTGTTGGCCACGATGTAATCTCGGAAGCCGATGCCAACCTTTGAGATCCAATCCACCGCGCTGCTCAGGTATGGCAGCAGCTGGTTGGCGATCTCCATGCCGATCTGGCCGAACACAGCTTTGGTGGCTGCCAGGCTGTCGTTGTAGGCGTCGGCCTTGTTGGCGAACTCCGTGCTCATCGTGGCGGCCAGCCCCTCGATGGCTTGGCGGCCTTCGTTGAGCATGGGGATCATGTCAGCCCCGGCCTTGCCGAACAGCTGCACCGCCAGGGCCGCCTTCTGCGCACCATCCGGCATCTGCTGGAATCGATCGGACACTTCCAGCATCACTTGATCGGTGCTTCTCAGCTTGCCTGCGGCGTCTACTGCGCTGATGCCTAGGGTTTGCAGCGCTTCGGCTGCGGGCCCCTTGCCGGTCTCAGCAGCTGCAGCCATGCCACGGCTGAGCTTGACCATGGCATTGCCGACACCCTCAATGGTGGTGCCCGACTTCTCTGCCGCCTGCTGAAACCTGCTCAAATTCTCCACGCTCACCCCTGTCTTCTGCGACAGGTCGCGCATGTTGTCGGCAGCATCGATTGCGCCCTTAGCGAACGCCACCACGCCTGCAGCTGACAGGCCGGCGCCCAGGGCCAGCGCGCCACCGGTCACGCTGCCAAGGATCTTGCCCATGCCGCCCAGGGCGCTGTTGGCATCCTTGCCGGCCTTCTCAATTCCCCTGATGCCCGCATTCAATCCAGCCAGGCCCGACGCATCACCCTTGGCGCTGATCTTCAGGATCGCGTCGAGGTTTGCCATCAGCTCTGCAGCTCCATCAAGAAGGCGCCTTCCATGGTCTGAATGTCCTCGAGCAGCGCCAGCGGCTGGGTCACTCCACACAGGCTAAAGAGCCACTGCGCGGCGCCATAATCCAGCCCGATCGGGCCGCGCGGGCCGGTGCGCCATTGGGTCTGCAGCCTGCAGAACATGCTCACTGCTTCGGCGTTCTCAGGCCACACCAGGAACACCCTGGGTCCAATCTCCTGCTCTGGCAGCTCCAGGCCCCAGTCCGCTGCGGCTGCTGCCAATTCATCGCCACCGCCGCCACTCAGGAGATGCCTTGCGGCATCCGCGAGGTTTTTTTTCGCCCGCCAATGATCGATTCATTCCAGGCCTCAACAATCGCCGCGGCAAACGATGCCCGGGCAATGAGCTCCTGCTTCAGGCCTTCGCTGAACTCCACCGGCTGAGCGTTGCTGGTGATGCCGCTCCAGCCCATCAGGATCTCATCGGCCAGCTGCATGTCGTCGATCATCCCGTCCACCGGCTCGCCGGCCGTGGAGGCGATCATCCGCTGGCGGATGGCCTCGTTGATCTCATCAATGCGCGGCTGGCTGAGCCGCTTGAAGCGGCCGGTGAAGGTCTCGCTTTTGTTGGTGCGGTTGGATGGCTCGCCGAGCGTGACGGTCCATTCATAGCTGTCGCCCTTGTCAATCTCAAACATGATGCCGTGGTGGTGTAAATCAGAATCGCCAGCCTGAGCCGCTGGGTTCAGGTGAAGGCCAGGCTCATCTCGTCGCTGCTGCCGGCGGTGTGCAGCGCCACGAAGGGGATTTCTAAGCCGGCGATGCCGCGGATGTCGGCCGGCTGAGGCGGGCCCCAGTTGACCGTGGGGATGCTCACCGCCAGGCGGTTGCCGGCCACGGTGCCGTGGGTGAAGCTGATGCCGCCGGTGGTGCCGGCGATGGCGAGCGCGTAAAAATCTTTGGTGCTCAGGGCATCAGGCCGCTCGATGGTGATGCTGCCCTCCACCATGCGATCGGTGATGCGCACTTGCTTGGTGCAGCCGGCGTGGTCAAAGAATTCCACTGTGTTGTTCACCGACACCGCAAAGGCGCTCACGCAGGCCGACAGACCAGCGACCGTCACCGTGGCGGTGTTGGTGCTATCAAACGCCACCGGGGCGGTCTGGTTGTTGTAGGTGGGGGTCGGAAGCGCCACGTCCGTGGGCGCCTGGTAAATGCCCTGCATGTTGAAGCTGAACCTGGGGATCTGCCCAGCTTCAAAGGCCAGGTCGAACGTGCCCCGGGAGCCGAGCGCTTGGTGCTTGTTGCCGTCCCAGTTGTGGAACACTTCGCAGGAGTCGGGTGTGGTGCTGATCGGGGCGTAGGTGACGCTGGTGCTGTTCACGGTGGTGCTGGCAAACCCGCAGGAGGTCAGCAGCGGGTCGTACTTCGGGGCGGTGCCAGCGCTGCCAGACCCTGCAGCTTCCACGTCGAACTGGATCGACATCTTGCGCATGGCGATGATCCGGGAGCGCACGCGACCAAAGCTGGGGTCGATGATCTCGCGCTCCAGGATGTCGCCATCCAATGGGGTGGGCTGCGGATTCAGAACCAGAATCGCGTCAGCTCCAGCGGCTGTCGGGCTGACCCCGTAGCTCGACTCACGCTTCACCATCAAAATCTGACGCCGGGTCGTTGCCATTGATCAGTCCTCAGAGGTTCAGCAGGAAGAGTGGGAGCGGCCGGGTGCCGTTAGGCGGTGAGATCCGAAAGGGAACTCCGATACCGCACAGCGTAGGAACTGCTCAGGATCCCGATCTCGCCAGACTCAGCCTGCCATTCCCGACTCTGCGGGTACACGTGAATCACACCCAGGCCGGTGAATGTGGCTGCAATCAGGCGGCTGTGCATGTCTACCCGGATCGGGTCGGCCAGGGTGCTGAGCGGTGCGCCGCTGATCAGCACATCGATGCTCACCACCAGGTCGGTGCTGATCGGGCCCACCGCGGGCACCTCGTCGCTTTCGCTGAGCGGCTCCACCACAATGCACGGCATCTCATTGCGGGCCACTGCTTCCCAGCGATCCCGAAACACCCGTGAGCTGATGCCAGCCGTGGGGGCCAGGGCTGTGGCGATGGCCGCGAGGATCTGTTCGCTCTTGCTGGTCACGGCCTTGGCTCCTCAGGAATGGCATCAGATCGGCGGCGCCGGCCGGGCAGGAAGCGGTTCACGGCACCTTGGATGGGACTGGGCACCAACACGCCCAGCGCCCAATTCCAGCGGCTCTCACAGGCCACCCAGGGGCTCGGGGCTCTGTATTCACAGATCCCGATGTAGCCGGCCAGCATGGCAGCAGTAATCCAATTCATAGTTTCCCCGCACGTAGGCGATCTTCGTGGTCGTCGAGGGTGTTTTTGTGATGCGCAAGGATCTCCAGGATCTTGCCTTCAAAGGTGCCCAGCCCTCTGGAGATTGCCCAGAGCGCCTTCACCCCAGATGCCGCCGTGGTGAGCGCTGTTATGCCCACGGCCATGGCTGCGATGGTTTCGGCGACACCCATTGATCCGGCTGGTCTTTCTATAGGTTAGGAAGGCCGCACCCATGCCACGATCTCCTGCGCTCTGCCTTCAGCCAGCAGGCCAGCCGCTGTGAGCATGGCCAGCCCTGGAGCAATGCGCGGGTCGGTGAGCACCACCAGGGGGCTGTTGACCAGCTCACCAATTAAGTTGGCCACCTCGGCTGATTGGGTTGCAGCTGCACGGATGGCGCCATATTCGGCCGGTGTAAACCTTTGAACAAAGGCAGCGCTAGTCAGAACGCCAATCTTGAACAGATCGGCGTAGCGGATTCCTTGCTCCTGCAGTAGCTCCAGCGCCATGGCTTCAGGGGTTAAACCCGCTCGATTGGCAGCTTCTATCCAGCCGTCGATGGCGCGGGGGTCGGTGAGGCTGATACTAAGGTTGGAGGAGGTCATGGCGATCAGGCGGAGATTTTGAGAGTTCCGCCGTCGTTCCACAACTGGCCCGCGACGTTCGGGTTAGATGTTGGTAGGCCGCCGAAAATGATGGCCCCGCTGGCTTTAACTGTTATCCGAGTTGTGCCGTCAGTTTGCAATTCCATGTCGCGGGCAGTGCCGCCTGCGGAACCCTTTTCGGTGCCGATTCGCAGGGTGTTGCTGGCCCATTCGATTTTGGCTCGCTCAAAGTTGGTAGCGCTTGTATAGGTGTTGTAGATCCGGCTGGCTTGTGCTTCGGTGCTGTTACGCTGTGCTAGTGCATTGGCGCTGTCCCGGAATAGGGCAAGGTCGATCGTGTTGTTTACATCATTGCCTGACGACCAGGAGCACGCCCATTCTTTGTTGAGTTTCAATCCCTGGCCAAAGTTTAACTGAAACGAACGTGTATTGCTTATCCAGACTTCAAACGAATTACTGCTAAATGTCTTGACCGCAAACGGAGCATTGCCTCCTTGTATTGAAACATCGGAACCAAAAGCGAACTGCCGAGCACCGCCGATCTGCAAATCCAGCAGATTCCCCGCAAACCCAGCAGGAGCATTAACTGCAAAACCTGTCCCTGCCGTGTTGTAATTATTAGAAGTCGTCCCCGCCGGTTCAATTAAAAACTGTGGCTTGGTCGTGGTGCTTGTACCACCCGTAAACCATGTGCCTGTCAGCGAATGAGGCGGGGCACTTGCTGCGCCATTGGTTGATTGAATCCACCTGGCCGTGAGCGTTAGGTTGTTGCTGCCGTCGGCGGTGAGGCTGGCTGGTAGGCCACTGCTGGCGGCGATGTTTCCATTCAGCTTCTGGATCGCCTGCAGGATCGTGTCTGTTGCGGCAACAGTCCCGGCGCCACTGACGTAGCCGCTGATCGGTGTTGCGCGGACATTGGCCTGGGTGAACCCGTCGGTGATGCCGTAGCCGCTCAGCGTGGTGGGCTTGTTGCTCACCCCTGCGTCGAATGGCAGCCCGGTGCAGTTCGTCAGCGTGCCCGATGCCGGTGTTCCAAGTAGCGGGGTGACCAGCGTTGGCGATGTAGCAAACACCAGCGAGCCGGTGCCGGTTTCGTCGCTGATCACCCCGAGCAGCTGCGCTGACGTGGTGGAGCCGAACTGGGCCAGGGTGCCGGAAGCGTTGGCCTTCAGATCCAGCGCCGTTTGCGTGGCTGTGGAGATCGGCTTGGCAAGGTCGGCGGTGTTGTTGCAGCTGCCTAGCCCGACCGTTGCGGCAGTGGCCAGGGCGGCGATTGCAGAGGCCGCAGCGTCCACCGTCGTGCCGGCCTGGTCCATTGGCACCCGCTCCGTGCCGGTCAGCGCGGAGGCGTTTGGCAGCCCGGTGATTGTCGTATCAGCCATGGGCTCAGGCTAGGAAGTCAGAGTGTGATCAGATAGCGGCCGTCCAGCGTGGTCAGCCTCAGGCCAGCCAACGTGGTGATGCCGTTCACGGCCACCGGCACCAGGGCAACCCGGCAGAAGGTGCCATCGTCAAATCGCATCGGCTGGGTTTCGCATTTGTAGCCGGTGCCATCCACCGTGATCACCGAGCCATAGCCCAGCCCGCCGAATGTTGCGGTGGGCACGGTGAGCAGATAATCAATCACGTTGATCTCACCGCCGAGGATCAGCTCGGAGTTCATGTCAAGGATGCCCACACCAGAAACGGCCCCGGCGACCACAGGGACGCCGAAGCCGTTGAGGTCGAGGAAGACGGTGAGATCCTCGGTAAAGGCCATCAGGCGAACTCCTTTGCCTTGCGCGCGGGCTTGGGCACGGGCGGCAGCTCGGTGCTGGCACGACCCAAGCGCACCAGCAGGGCGCCGTCGTCGTCTGATACGTCCTGGACGGTGCCGGCCTCCAAGTGGATGCCGCTGGCCAGGGTGCTGCGAAGGATGAGGATCTTCATAGGGGAAAGGGGCGGTAGATGCCGCCCCGGTCAGGGTTGGGAGCCTGAGCCCTTATCAGCTGGTCGTCACGTCCAGGCAGGCCGCGAAGGCCTTTGGTTCGCGCACCGCCACGTCGTAGGACACGATGCCCCGGACGCTGGTGAGCGCCTTGGAGAAGTCGTCGCTGTCCTCGCCGACCGTGATCTCGAGGCCGTTACCCCAGAGGCCCACCATGGCCTGACTGTAGTCGCCGATCAGCACCGCCGAGCAGGTGGAGCTGCTGCCCTTGGTCAGGGTGGAAGGCACCTGGTTGGTGACGTAGACGGCATAGCCGTTTACCACCGAAGGGGTGGCGCCGCGGCCGATGGCCAGCAGGTTGTCGTTCACCAGGAAGGGGCCATCGCTGGAGGACGAACCACCGGCGCGCAACTTCTTCAGGTTGCCCATCACCTTGGCGTTGGTGATGTAGCTGACCGAGTTGCGATCAACCGGCACGTTGTCGATGGTGAGCTCGGTTTCGAGGTTCACCAGGGCTTCCAGGGTGATGGCGCCACCGTTGGTGCCGATGGCCACCGAACCGATGCCGCTGGTCTGCATGATCCCCGTGGGCTGGCCGCTGGAGCCGGAGCCGTTGAGGATGCCCAGATCCATGGCAACGTTGATGCCGTCGATCAGGTCGGTGCGCACCAGCTGCTCAATGCCGGGGGTGGATTGCAGCAGGGTCTGGCGGCTGTACTTGGACAGCGCAGCCAGGTTCTTCGGCGAAAGGGTCACCTGGTCAAAGGTGGACTCCGACTGGGTGATGGCGGTGGTCTGGCTGCTCAGGTAGTAGGTGGTCGCAACAGCAGAGCGGCGGGGAATCGCCACGTTGCCCTGCAGGCCGGGCATGGTGCGAACACCAGCGGCGAGCATCACGCTGCGATTGCGCAGGAACTCAATGAAGTCCTGGTCGAGCAGGTCGGTCTGCACCAGATTTCCGCCTGTCGTACTCCCCGAAGTGACATAAGTCGCCCGGGTCAGAGCAGAGAAGGGAATGAAGAAAGCCTTTTCAGCCGAAGGGGCGCGGCCCATCGACTTGGCGACTTCGGCACTCATCTCGCGCACCATGCCGGCTTCGTAGGAGCTCCAGTCGCCAGACAGCGCGGCACGGATGCCGGCGGTGATGCTGAAGCGGCTGGCGTCGCGCTGATCCATGTCAACCGGCTTGACGGTTTCGACAGGCTTGGCGCTGATCTTCTCAAGCACCGCAGCGCGGGCTTCGTCGATGCTGCGGCCGTTTTCGATCAGGGTGGCGCCCAGATCCTTGAGGCCGTGGCGTTCGGTGAGAGCGTTGATGCTGGCGATGCGGGTGCGCTCGGCGTTGGCGGCTTGTGCAGCCGCTTCCGCCCGCACAGCCTCGATGTTGAGGTTGTCTTCCATGGGATTAGGGGAAGGTAAAGGGGTCGGGGTTGCGGCTGGGGCCGCGCCATCGGTGTCGAGCTTTCGCCCAATGCCGATGGTTGGATCGGCAGGAATGCCGACTACGGACACTTCGTAGGGTTGCCACGAAGTGGCGACGAAATTGTCGCCGCGCTCTTCCATCTGGCCGATGGAATAGCCGACCGAAATATTGCGCATCACCTTGTCATGAATGTCGGTCATCACCTCCTGAGCGAAGGCGTTCCGGCTGAACTTGACCGACACCATGCCGCGCTTTTTCTCGCCATCGATCCAGGCGCGCTGGACCACGCCGATCACGCGCGAAGGGTCATGGTTGAACAGCACTGGGGCGCCATCGTTCAAGCGGCCCAGGTCGACGGCGCCGCGCTCATGGCTCAGCACTTCGCTACCCCAGTAGCGCTGCACCGGATGCTCGCTGGAGAAGCTGAACTCCATTAAGCGGCTTTCGACGTTAATAGCAGCGTCTTCCAGGCTCGCCGCGCGGCGATGGGTCTGGCCCTCCAGGTCACGCATCAAGTCCATCACTCTCCTCGTCTTGGCTCAGGCTAACAACTCTGAGCACTAAGCAACAGCAAGCAAGCCAAGCGCCAGAGGGAGCTGGCCAGAGGCCGCTCCGGGGCAGTGCCGCTGGATTTTTTGCCAGCGGGCCTTGCTAAAGAACGGTTGGCGGTGATACCAGTCTTCAACCAGCTGCGCACGCTTGCTGGAATTGCAGCTGCGGCAAGCAGGAGCAAGATTTGATGACTCGTCCAGCCCACCCTTGGACAAGGCCAGAACGTGATCGATCGTAATGCGCTCAGCGGATCCGCAATAGGCGCATCGGCCCCCGAATAGATCAAGACGACAATGGACTTGGGCCAAATCCGCCGGGGCCAACGAGCGAATGCGCCCGCTTTTTTTTGCCGCGTACCGCCGCCGAGCAATCTCGCGCGATGCGTCGGGATGCGTTCTATGCCAGAGGTAACACTTGCGGTGAGACCTTGCCGGGTCAGCGGCGTAATGCTTGCGGCACCTGCGGCGCGCGTTTTCGCGAGACCTTTCTAGGTTTGCCTGGCGCCACCTCTTGTTGTTTCTCCGGTTGCGCTCCCTGACCCATTCCCGGTTGGCGTCGCGCCAGCGTCTGTCGTATTCAAGCCGCTCTTGCTGATGATCTGCGTTATAGCGGCGGGATCGCTCGCGCTCTGGTTCGGGGTTTGCCCAGTAAGCAAGCCGCGCGCGCTCGCAGATGGCCTCTCGATGAGATTCGTAGTGTCGTCGCCGGCGTTCCGCCGCTTTTTTCTTTGCCGCAGGATCCAGCCTGCAGCGGACGGCGTGCTTGCTGAATCCGATCGCGTCGCCGATCGATTGATAGCTCAGCCCCTGGCTCCGCAATTCCTCGGCACGGCACTGGTCCTCACTTGTCCAAGAGCGGCGCACACGGGCTGGCGCGCCTTGCAATAATTGTTCCATCGGTCTGCCCCTACAGGTCGATCACGGGCCTGGCGTCTCACCGCGCAGGCTCCCCGTCTTGGCTCAGGCTAGGAACTCCGGTTCCTTCACCTTCAGCAGTATCCTCAGTTGCCTCAATAGCCGGGTCGGTTGGCTCGACGTAGCCGCCTTCCATGTCGTCGGCCGGGTTGGAGTCGAACTGAAGGTCCAGCTCCTGAGCCCGATCCACCTCGGCCTTGCGTGCGATCAGCAGCTCCTCAAGGTCGCCGCCTTGCTCGGCGACTACTTGGGCCTGAGTCTTGGTGCCGGAGCGGATGGCCATTTTGTCGGCCTCCGCGTCCTTAAGCGGGTCGATGTAGCTCCAGCCCCTGGCCATCCACCTGCAGGCGCTGAAGCGATCCGGCGCCAGTTCATAGCCCGGCAGGTTCAGCGCACCGCTCAGCACCGCGGCCTCCAGCCAGCGCTCAAAAACTGGAGTCAGCAGCTCATCGATCAGGTACTGCTGCAGCACCTTCCAGCAGTCGCGATCTTCAATCTGCGCCAAGCGGGAGCTTGAGTAATTGGACATTGAGTAATCGCCCGACAGCGCGGCATAGTTCACGCCGATGCCACTGGCAAACGCTCGCAGCATCCCGCGCACGAACGGCTCCAGCTGGCCGTCCGGTGCGTTGATCTGCGGCACTTCGACGGACTGCCCGGGAAACAGCGTTTTGAACATGCCCGGTTCAAAACTGGTGACGTGCTCGCCGTCGATCACCTCCTCGCCGTAGGTGTCGCCAGCGCCTTCTGGACTGGTGATGAAGCCCATCAGTGCCGAGGCCGCCCGGGCCCGCACCAGCGCCGCCTGCTCGTAGCCGGCCAGGTGGTGGAGCCGTTGAATCCCAGCGGCAAACCACGAAACGCCCCGGGTCTGCTGCGGACGCTCCGGCACGAACAGGTGCAGCACCTCCGCAGCTGGCACCAGCAGATGCCGGGAGCTGGGATTGCTGCCGCCCAGGGCCGTGTCGCCCGGGTGCTTCGTCAGGAAGGCATAGGTGACCGGGCGCCCAAAGCGATCCACCTCCACACCCATGCGCCACTCGTTGCCCTGCACCGTGCTGCCGCCGTTGTAGTTCTCGTCGAGCTGATCGCTCTCGAACACCTGCAGCGCCAGCGGCACCCGGCCGCCGCCGAAGGGTTGCGGCACCAGGCGAACCAGGATCTCCCCCGACTCGACCATGGCGCCCATGACCATGCGTTCAATCTGATGCAGGTTCAGGCGGCCGGCCACGTCGCAGGTGGTCTTGCGGGTCCACTTCGCCCAGGCCGCTTCAATTTGATCATTTACCACCTGATCCAGCCGGCCGCCGCCGCGCTGCATCCGCACCTGCATCTGCAGCCGGATGCCGGTGCCGACCACGTTGTTGGTCACCAGCGACTTGGCCCGCTTGGCATAGTCGTTGTCCCGCACCAGCTGGCGGGCGCGGTTGCGCAGCCTGCTGATGGATCCCTTGATCTCGCTGTCGGCGCTGCTGCCGCCGCTCACCCAGTCGGCCGTGAGCCGCGACACCGTGGCCCCGGCATAGGCGCGGCGCTGCGGCTTGGGCGGCTCGCTCTTGCGCAGGCCCAACCGTTCACGGATTGAGAAGCCAAGACCAAATGCCATCAGCCGAACCTCACGAACAGATTGCGGGGATCGCCCAGGCCGTTGGCCATCCGCTCCGCCGCTTCTTCCTTGGCCACGTCGGCCTTGAGGCGGCTCTCAAGTTCGATCAACTCAGCCAGGCTGAACCGCTCCAGCTGGCGGGTGCCGATCGTGTAGCGCTTCACCGCGCCGCCGCTGATCAGGCTGCGGATGGCGGCCTGCACCGCGTCGAGGTCTTTCCGTGCCTGGCTGCGGCCATCGAAGGCGGCAGGGGCGCCGGTGTAGTTCAGGGCCGCCAGCACCGTGAGCGATCCGCTGCCGGTGGTGATTGCCTGCGCGCCGCTGGTGGCCCGGGCCTGCCAGTAGTAGGCGCCAGCCGCCAGGGCGGCGGAATTGGTAGAGCTGATCGTTGTCTCCCAGCCGTTGCCGTAGGCGCTGCTGGCCACGGTCAGCCCTGCGCCAGCGGTGGCCGATCGCAGGAAGAACGACAGCGCCCAGGTCGCGCTGGTGACGGCAAGGCCCAGGCTGTCGGTGGTGGCTTCATCGCGCCAGCTCACCGTGTCACCGGCGCGGAATGTCGGCGGGATTGTCATGGCCTCAGGCTAGGAAGCCTGATCTCACCAGTTCGTCAGGAATGACGGCTGCGACGGTGTGGCCTTGGCCTGACGCTGGGGGGTGGCGGCTGGCTTGGTGAGGCTGGCTTCTAGCTGGTCCCACATCGTGGCGCGGTTGTAGCGGCGGGTGACCAGCTGCAGCGCGGCGTAGGCCATCCGGGTGCAGTCGCCGGCTTCGTCGCGGGAGCCAG